AACGACTCACGCGACACCTGCCCAGACTCGTCCTGCTTGATCAGGACGCCCATCAGGCGGCCGATGTTCTTCAACTGCCCCTCTGTCGCGAGGTCGCTGGTGGCACCGTCGGGTGGCAGGAACTGCGTCGGGTGCGGCTCGCGCTGGTCGGGGAAGGGTTCACCGGCGGGGGATACGATCGCTTCTTCGACCACCTCCTCTCTGGGCATCTCCTCCGCCGGCGTGGCCGCGTAGCCGGCCAAAGTCATCACGAACCCCAACGGCTGCCTGAGCGCCTTCGACGTGGCGCGGGTCTGCGCCATCGAGCGCAACGCGTAGTCGTCGCGGGTGGCCCACGTCTCCTCGGTCCGGTCGCAGCTGGCCTCGGCGGCGCCGACCACGGCGCCGTCCTTCGTGCGGGCCTCGCACCGAGCCTCCCACCCCGTCTCCGTCTTCCGCGTCCACGTCGTGACGGGGAACACGCCGAGCATCGACCCGAGCAAACACCAGCCCTCCACCAGCACGTGCTTGCGGCCCTGGATCGTCGCGAACAAGTGCTGCTTGTTCACGACCTCGGCGAGGGGACGCGCCGCCGCAGTGGCGCGCGCCACAACCTCACCCGGGTCATCGGTGCCGAACAGGGTGGACGGAGCCTGCGGTGCTTCGTAAACCTCGAGGTCGGTGGTCACGCTGCGTCCTCGAGCTCGTGGGTGGCGATGAACACCCGCGCGCCCCGGTAGCGGATCCACACACCTGTCTCGTCCTGCGCCAGGAGCCGGGCGTTCTCGTAGATGGTGCCGTCGGTGGTGACGAACGAGTACGGGAACCCGGCCAACAACCCCGGCGCGGTCACAGCTTGTCCTCGAGTTGCCGCACCGCAGTCAGCATCCGAGGTGGCGCTTTCCGTGACGCCAACGCACCCGGCCAGCCACGGTGGTCATACGGCTTGTCGATCTCCAGGGCGTCCAACAGCGGCGCCCAGATCACACCGTCCGGGCCGAGCTCCATCCGCCGCACCAATGCGAGCGCGTCGCGGTGGTCTTGCGGGGCAAGCCAAAAGCTAGGCATCACTCACCTCCATTCGTGGTGGCCGTCTCGGTGCCGGGCCCCGTCCCACCGCCTGCGTGCCTTGGTCGCCCGTTCACGAGGAAGGAGCGGCGGGTTAGAGACACGGCACCCAAACGGCTCACGCGGGCACCTCATACGGGTCGGGAAGGTTCTTGTGGGCTGAGCACGACTTGGCGCCGTAACTGATCTTCCGGCCGCACCACTGACACCTTGGCTTCCCCGCGTCGGGCACCAACGCCCGGCCGCAGGTGCCGCAGATCAGGGCGTCGGGCGGGTTCAGTTCGGCGCAGCGGGAGGATGGACACACCCGCTCGGACACGGTCACGCCGCCGCCAGTTCGATCGCGTCAGGGTCGACGCCGTAGATGACGGCGAGCTGCGCCACGATGTACCGCTTCGCCGGCGCACCCTTCTCCCACCGCTCCAACGTCTTCGAGCTAATCGAGACCTGGGCGGCCACCTTCTCGCGGCTGAGACCGGTGTTCTTCCGCGCCTCGAGGAGACTCACTCTGCCGTTGTGTCCAGACACTGGGTCTAGACAATACCGCGACAGTCGGCTATCGTCAAATGTCTAGAACATGTCCGAACTCTACCTCGTACTTCGTAGCAGACTAGACGGCGTGGTCGACTGGGTTTACCTAGACGGCAAGATCGTCATGGATGCCCGCGCCCGCAAAGGCCTGGGCCGGGAAGCCCTAGGCGCCCGACTCCATATTCCCGCCCTGGCTGAGGAGCTAGACATTCGGATCGAGCAGGCCGTCACCGAGCCACTCTCGGCCACGATCACGGAACCGGTCCCTGCGGCGGCCGAGGTTGCTCTGCTTCGGACGGCGGTGGTAGAAGCGTTAGGGAAGCTCGATCAGATTCTGGAGCTTCTCCACGCCCGAGCCGTGTGAGCAAACCGTTCAGGTCCGCGAGGACGAGGCGGAGGGAGAGCAACATGCCTGCTAGGTCTTGATCGGGAATGTCCACTGACGGCCCCGCGACCCTAATCAGGTGGCGTTCGGATTTCAAGGCGCCTCCGCAGGTCAGACCTTTAAAAGAAGCCGCCGCCCGGCACCGGCGGGTGGGGGGCGGCGGCCGTCTCACGGAGGACGCTAAGCCGCTAAACGTACAACGTGCCGCGGACGGACGCGAGCAACTCCAGGTCGCTGGCCGGCGCCCGTTCCAATGTGTAGTAGGAGAGGCCGAGGGTGAGCCCGTACTTCCTGGCCGCCTTCAGCTTCTCCAGGCCGGCGGCGAGGTCGGCGCCCTCGATCCCTGTCCCCTCAACCGTTGGATGTACATACGACAACGGCACCGCACGGGACGGGACGCCCTTCCTGGCCATGTTCCCGTCCGTCGGCCCCTTCTCTTTCAGCCACGTCATGTTGCAGACCGGGTCGACCCAGCACCCGGTGTACGCGGGGCCGTAGCACCACTGCGGCAGCAGACGGACGCCGAGGTCGTACATCGTCTTGCGGGTGTTCGGAGCGGGCAGGGTGCGGCCGTTCCAGATCATGCTCCCGTTCAGCCCGTTCGTCGACACGCCGATCAACAGGCCCGGCTGGCGCTTGCGGAGCTCGTAGACGAGGACGGGCATGAGGTTTGCGTCGCCGTGCGGGTACTGGTAGGCGGCCTCGAGGTCGAGGACAGCCAACGGCAGCCGGTGCGTGTTGACGATTGTGCCGATGCTTTGCGCGTCCACGACCGGGTCGCCGCCGACACCGTTGAACCAGCCGCCCACCATCACGTCGCCTCGCTCCTGCCAGTGCGGCAGCAGGGCGAGGTTGCCGGGCCCGGCGGTGTCGTCGTTGAAGATCACGGGGGTGATCCACCGGCCGCCTGCCCACACGAAGTGGTCAAGGGTGTCGTCGGACAGGTTCTCGCCGGTATAGACGAGGGCGCCTAGCGCCGTCCACGGGTTCACTTAGCTGTCGTCTTCGGAACAGCGGCGCCGCCCAGCACACCCAAAATAAACAGCAGGGCGCCGTGGAGCTCGGCCGGCCCGCTGTTCGTCACAGCGAGAACAACCTCGCCAGCGAGGATGGCGGCGGCGAGGATGGCTAGGGCTGCGAATTGGAAGTCGTCTCTCATCGCCGGGCCCCCGCAATGGCGAGAAGGGCGATGATGCCGACCTCGACGAGCAGGATCCATGTTTGGGTGTTGGTCATCTGATGCCCTCCTTTAGGGGCAGGTGATTTGCACATGGGCGGCGTTGAAGCAGACTGCTGCCGTGGGGGTTGTGTGGTGCGTGTACGCGAGGACGCCAAGGATCGCCGCGAGACCAACGCTGGCTAGCGCTACCCAGAGGGCGATGCTCGCGCGGGCGGCGTTCGTCCGTTCGACCGCCCCCGACCGTTCTCCCTGCCCGACGTCGGCGCGGGAGGCGAGCGCCCGTATCTCGGGGGCGGTGTCGAGGCGGGTGCCGAGCGCCACGATGTCGTTCCTCACCGTGTCGTGGGCGGACGCATACGTATCCTTGAAGTCCTCCAGCTCGCGGCGGGTCGCCATCAACCGGCCCAGATCGTCCAGGGCACCGCGGAACTCGTTGACCTTCGCGAACGAGTCCTCAGTGTTCTTCTCAGCCTTATCGGTCGCCTTGTCCGCCGCCGCCAGCGCGGCGTTCACGGCCTTCTCGGCGGCGATCAACGCGACGTTCACGCTCTTTTCTCCGAGCGAGATCACCTGGTCGATGCGGCGGATCTCCGACTCGAAGCTCGCCCGGAGCGCTTCGAGTCGGGCGTCGATGCGTTGTAGATCGCGCTCGTCGGCGTGGCCCTTGTCATTCATGGCCGGTGACTGACGGCAGTCGGCACCGGCTAGCCGCCGAAGTGGACTTCGCCCTGCTCCTCGCCACTATCGGAACCGGACACGGTGACGTTGTCGGATCCCTTGTAGCCCTTCGAGACGGTGACGATGAAGCTGCCGTCGTTCGAGCCGGCGTACACGCTCTTGTCGCCGTTGGCGTGGTTGTGGAAGTGTCCTTCGACGGTGTCGCCGTGGACAGCGGTTTCGTCGTACTCGATGCTGTAGATGTCGCGGTCGAGGTCGAGCCTCTTGATACTGATAGCCATTGCTTCCTCCTTCGTTTAGACGCGTTTGCGGTAGTACCGTGCCCACCACAGGAACGTGCTGTAGGGGTAGTTCGGGCCGGGATCGGTGTGGCCCTGAGAGGCGGGATCCTTGAACGCCAGCGTCACGTTCCGGTGCGAAGTGATCCCGCCCTTGCCCTTCCCTGGCGCGGTGCCCACCCTCGCGAGCGTGGACACATCCAGCCACCGGACAGGAATGTCGTAGGCTTTGCAGAACGTCGCGGTCTTGTACGCGCACCGCCTGATCGTTCTCAGGTGCAGCAGCCACCGGGCTTTCGACCAGGACTGGAATCCGGCCTGCTCGATATGGATGCCATGCCGGTTCAGGGGTGGCGCGCCCCACGGGATCGTGAGGTCGGACAGCATCCGGTAGCAGATGTTGTCGTCGACCGCGAGCTGAGTGGATGCGGCCGAGTTGGGGTTCGCGAAGTAGGCGGCGGCGCTCTCGGCGGTCGAGGCTTCTTCGTCGTGGATGACGACGAACTGAATGTCGGCTTTGGTGCGTGCCCCGCTGTTGTGGGCGGCGGTGTAGGTGCGGTCGCAGACGGCAGCGATCGGCTGTGTCATCGTGCGGCTACCTCCCTGTCGGGGTTTGGTTCAAACACAAGTCGAAGGATCAGCTAGAGAGGGGAAGCCTCGGCGCGGAGGCGAGACTTGTCAGGGTTCCGCCACACGCCGAGGCCATCTGCTACGGTAACAGGGTCAGGGTTCCAATCAAGAGGAGAGACATGAAACGCATCGCCACCACATTCGCTGTTGTTGCCGTAGCCGTCGGCGCCCTCACCGGCACCGCCTCCGCCAGGCCGTCCTGTCACTGGACGCATTACAGGCGCGGCGACACCACCTACTACGTGCAGGCCTGCACCGTCCCGCGTCACGTCGTCAAGCACCACGCAACCAGGTGGAACAAGGCGGGCCCGGGTGGTTACAACACCGTGGCGCCGCGTATCGGCTAGTCGTCACCATGAGGTCACGATGCAGAAGCCGTCGCCGCCGTTCCCGCCCGCCCCGCCGGTAGTACCGCCACGGCCTCCGCCTCCGCCGCCACCTCCGTAGGAGCCTCCTGCGCCGCCGTGCCCGCCCGTGACGGTGGCGCCGCCGCCGCCGCCGCCGCCCTGCCCTAACTGCCCCTTGTGGCCTCCGGGGCCGCCCGTACCGCCCGCCGCCGTGCCGCCATTCGCTGCCGTGCTCGACAAGGTCGAGCCAACGTCGCCGCCATCAGCACCCGCCAACGCCGCGCTACCACCGGATCCGCCGCCAGCGGCGGCGAAGCTTGAATTGCCACCCGCGAAGCTCCCGGAGGCGTTCGAGCAGCCTCCGCCGCCGCCGCCGCCCCACGCGCTCGGGCCGCCAAAGTTTCCGCCGCCGCCCGCAGCCCCGCCATACCCGCTGTTGCCGCCGCCGCCGGGAGCGCCTCCCTGGGTGCCGCCAGGACCGCCTCCGTCGGCTCCGCTTCCGCTGTTAACGGCGTTGCCACCAACGACCATGCTTCCGCCGCCGCCGCCGCCACCGGAATCAGCAGCGGAACGTCCGCGGCTGCCGCCGCCGCCCTGCTCCGCCGTCACGTAACGGTTAGCGGCCACCGTCCCACCAAACGCCGTGTAGGCCGTACCGCCCGCCCCGTCGTTGATCGCCGCCCCCCCAGTCCCACCGGCGCCTACGTGGACTGCAACTGTCGCTGCCAAATCCGTAGCGCGGAACTTGTGAATGCAGCACGCGCCGCCTCCGCCGCCGCCTCCACCGGAGCCGGTGCCTGTGAAGCCGCCGCCGCCGCCTCCGCCCGGGCCGATGCACATGATCTCGACCCAGTCAGCCCAGGTCGGTTTCGTCCACGTTGAGTCGCCGGCGTTGAACACCTGCACGTCGGTGGGGTTCTGCAACGTCGCGACCGACGTGATCGCGGCTGTCGTGATCGTGCCGGTGTAGTTCGCGGATGTCTGGTTGACGACCTCCACGTAGGCGAGCGGCACGAACCCGGTCGGGTCGGCGGGCTGAGCGTTCAATCCGTCGTTGATCGGGCCGGCCAGCACGCTTAAGGCGCCGCTCGAGTTGGCAACGATCGTGTCTATGCGGTCCTGGGTCGGGTGGGCGACGCCGACCACAAGGTTCCCGGCGGTGACGGCCGCCACCGTGTTCTGATAAACAACCTGTCCGGCGGCAACGTCGACGCTCATGTTCGCCCCCGCGCCACGCTGCGCGACGGTCGGGTTTATCGTCGCGCCGGTCCTCTGGAGGTAGGTGCTCACGTCATTCTCCTTATGGGCTCATGTTCCAGGTGACGACCCAGTCGTTCTCAGTGATTTCGTGGCGGATGGATCTGAGCTTCGCGGTGATCGAGATGCGGGAGCCGCCGCCGGGCGGCTGCCACGTGAACGTGTAGGGGACACCGAAATCGGCGGCCAGCACGACGGGGAAGATGAGGGACGGGTTGGCGAGCGGACGGATCTGCACCTCTTTCAGCCGGTAGAACGCGAGGTTGCCGAGGATGCGTGCGAACTCCCCGGCAACCAATTGGGCGTTCGCCGTCCCAGTCGCGGCGACGGTGCGAGAGAACACGCGTGTCCCGTATTTAGCGATGGTGTAAGGGGCGCCGACGTTGGCGGACACGGTCGAGCCGTTGCGTGGCGTGATTTGAGCCTGCGTGTACCAGTAGCCCTGTCCGATACCGACGGTCGGGATGGTGAATGGGATCTCGGCGCCGCCACCGTCACCGAACGTGCCGCCGTTCGGCCCTACCCCGGTGAATATGGGGTAGCTGGTAAGGATCCCTGTGCGGGTCTGGTATAGAACCTGCGCCTGGCCGGACGCCACCTCCTGCATCGCCGATAGGGCGTCCGTGTTTGTGATTGTGCCGGTGGGGAGCAACCATGTGCCTGGGGTGAAGGACCGGGAGCCGGCCGGCCAGCCGACGGCGTCTGCGATGTCGTTGAGTCTCCCTACGGAGGTGGTGGACAGCGAGGTAAACCCCACGATCCGGGCGAACGAGAGACCGCCGAGGTGCTCGATGCAGTTCGCCTTCACGACCGAGTCTTGGTCCAATGTCCATTCGGGAACCCAGTCCTCGACCATCATGTCCATCTGCTGGAACACAGTGGCCGTGGTCGGGTAGTAGCAGGTGACGCGGGCCGGACGGGCGGGCACCATGTTCAGGTTCGTGCTCGGGTCGTATGTGCGTGTCCGGTTGTCCAAAGTGAACTGGCACGATCCCGGGGACACGATCTGGAACTCGTCGTTGCGTCCGCGGTCCCATCTCAGCCCGTCGGAGAATCGGATGTTCTGCGTCACGTCGGTGTAGACGGGGGCGGCCGTGTTCCAATTCGAGGTGAAGTCGATCTCGACCTTGACGAACGCCGAGTTTGGTAGCGGCTGGACAGCCGCCATCTACGGATTGAAGGAGAGGCCGGGGCCGCCCCATCGTGCCTGTTCTCCGAGGTAGTCCTGGACGGCCTTGCCGACAACGCGGCCGTTCAATTCGATCGTGGTGTGAAGCTGGATCGGGCCGGCGCCGCGGCTCACCTTCGCGGGCGTGACGCGTTCTCCCTTATGCCCATAGAACAGGCCGTCGGCGAGGATCTTGCCGCCGGTCGCCATCGCCGGGATCAGCCCGCCCCTCGCGAAATGCACCGCGTGGCTGGTGAGTTGCTCGAGGAGGCTGCCGTGGGTGTTGGCGCCGGTGCCGGAACCACCCATGCTCGACGCGATCAGTCCGCCCAACTCCTGCCCACCCAACGGCAGACGGGAGGCGGCCTGCATCCACGATATTTGTTGTCCGGGAGTGCCGGTCTCGAACGTGACGCCGGGGAAGTCTCCTTTCCACGCGTCCAGCATCTTCCGGTCGACTACGCCCTCAGTCGCGCGCCACACGCCGTGGTGTAACTGGACGTTGCCGACCCGGGTTGCCCGGATCGCGGCCTGCGCCTGCGCCCTCGGCCCGAGCAACCCGGCGAGGGCCGTGCCGACCTCGACATTGTTGCGGTCGTACCCCGCATCATTGAGGTACATCGCTGCACTTCTGTATGCCGGGTCGTCCGGCAGACCCGTAGTCGCGTTAAGTGGCCCCTTGTCCTTCGGTAGCACGACGCCGCCGAAATCGAACCGGGGAAGCTCTCCGGTCGCGTTCATGTACGACAAGGCGGGCACACCGATTTTCTTGGTTGAGCTCGACTTGATGATGTATTCGTTGGCGTGCGCCACGATCGGGATCGGTTGGCCTTCCGAGCCGCCGAGGAACCCGCCGGTGGCACCTGTGATCGGCTTGTTGTATTTTCCGGGTGGGGCGCCCGGCTCGACCTTTGAGGATGGGTTCGCTCCGGTGACTTTCTGGATCCAGGCCCACGCTGTTTTGGCGGCGGAGATTAGGTCGTTGATGATTCCCAAAACGGCGTTGATCGGGCCCATGACGGCGTGCATGGCGGACGTGATTGCTCCGCTGAACGCTCGCCAGGCAGCGCCGGCCTGGTCACGGATCCAGCCGAGCGCCCCCTTGATCGCGTCGATGGCCGGCCCGAACGAGTTGTCGTAGGCAGTCTTCAAAGCGCCGAGCGCGGTGCGGGCGGCGTCTTTCATCGCGCCCCACGCCGCCGACGCCGGACCCGACAGATAGCCGGCCAGGATGGTGAGCAAGCGTTTCACCTCGTTGATCGGGGACTCCGCAAACGACTTGAAGTCGTTCCACAGTTTCTGCCATTTGCCGTGGACGATGTCGTCGAATCCCTTGGCGACGAATTCGAACGGGGCTAGGAGGCTCGTGATGATCGGCTTGGCTACGTTGATTGCGATGCCGATGGCCGTGCAGGCTTCGCTGACAATCTTCGAGATCGTCGGCCAGTTCGAGTTCACCCAGTCCATCAGCTTCTGCATCGCTGGCAGCAGGGCGGCGCCGATCTTCCCCTCGATGTCGTTCAGTCCGGCGGAGAACTGCGCCATCCCGCCCGCCGCCGTGCTGGCGTAAGCCTGCGCCTGCCCGTCCAGCTTCTGCCTGACCGTGTCGATAACCTGGCTCTCCTGGTTGTGCTTGTCGATCAGCTTCGCGGTCGCCAACGCATGAGCGTCGATCGGGCCCTTGATCCCCGCGTGGGCGGCCTTCAACGCGTCCACCGCCTGCGTCACCGTCGGTATCGAAATGCCCAACTGCTTCGTCGCACGCTGCGACCCGGTCATCGCCTGCGCCAAAATCTGAGACGCTGAGGCGAGGTCGATATGTTTGAACCGGGCGATGTTCTCCGCGATGGCGAGGTCGCGGGCGGCCATCCCCATGTTCTTCGTCGGGATGATCAGCTTCGCCAGCGAGTCCGTCACCGCGCTGTTCTCGAACCCGAGCCTCCTGCCGGCATCCTGGGCGGCCTGAATGTCTTTCGCATGCTTCTGTGCGCTCACCCCTGACGCCTTGAACGCCGCCGAGAGCTTCGCCATCGACTCCTGATCTTTCATCGCCACGTCAATCGACGCCTTCAACCCTTCGGTAAGCAGCGCAACCCCGGCGGCGCCGCCAGCCAACGCGGCAGCCTTGCCGAGCCCGTCCAGCTTCGAGCCGAGCGACGACGTTTTCTTCTCGGACTCGTCAAGGGCGCGATGCAAAGAGGACGCGTCACCGACGATCTGGACCATCAACCGTCTAGTCATCAATCACCCTGCGCTTCGATGAAGTCCCAGCAGTCATTCAGGACGCTAGGGGTCAGGTCGCCCAGGTCGCTAGGACGGAGGGCGGTCCAGTGTCCGAGGGCGGGGAACCAGTAGGACTCGGGACGCTCTCCAAGTGGGCCGAACCGTTGCTCGAATCGCTCGAGGAAGGCTCGCCAGGCACGTTCTCGCTTGACGGCTCGCCGGGCGAGCTCTCGTTCCCACTCGCCGTCGGTGAATCCGGGGGGCGCGCATCAGCCTCAGCGGTGGCCTCTTCGAGGTCGAGGTCGAGCGCCCCGATCGGCGCCGCCCACAACAACTGCTCGACCATCGCCGAATCCTTCCCGGCTCGCACGAGCCAGATCCGCGCGAACGCGACCAGCACGTCGTTGTCCTGCGCCCGCAATGCCTCCTGGATCTCGCCGAGCCGGACGCCGCTCATCCGTTTGATCACACGCGCCTCGTCGTTCGTCAACGTGTCGAAGTTGAAATCGGCGTCATAGGTCCCGTCGAGTCCCGGGGTGTTCTTCACGATCAGCTTCACAATGCTCCTCTCAGAATCCGTTCATGCCTGCGGCCCGGTCGAGCATCCCCTCGACCAGCGCGAACACCTCTTCCCGGGTCTCGTCCAGGGCTGTGCTCATGGCGTCGTAGAGTTCGCCGGCGAGGTTCGGCCGAGGCGAACCGCCTCTCCCCCGGGTTTTCGGGGCGACGTAGGAGCCCCTGGTCAGGACGCCGACGCGCATCCGCGACCACGGCCCGCCGCCCATGTTGCTGATCCCCGACACCGCCAGCGTTTCGGCCCTCGAGCGGACAGGTTCCGCCGCCAGCTTCAACTCGGCCCGCAATCCTTTCCGGACGTCCTTGTCGTAGTTGCCGAGGGCGCGGTCGAGCTCGCGGAGCCCGGTGATCTTGACGCCGTTGCTGCCGGGCATCTACCGCGGCACCTCCCCGATCCGTATCGTTCGGCCGGGTTTCGGGTTGAAGTCGGCCGCGTGCTCGTCACACACATACGTGAGTCCGCTCGGCGCCGTCACCGTACTGTCCGCCCGTTTGCCGCACACCCGTGCGACCGCGACACCGGACTCGCCGTCCACGATGATCGCCTCGCAGAACGTGGCTCCGCCGGCGAGCTTGACTGACAACGCAACGCTAAGAGGTCGGGTACGTGACGCCTGTGCCGCCCGGGGCGTTCATGAACGTGTACGTCCCGTTCGCGACCTGCCCCACCGACCCGTCCAACGCGGGGTAACTAAACATCAGCGCGGACGCGAGCAGCACCGCCGGGTTCGTCGCCGACCGTGAAGTGTTCACCGGACGCACCTCGACCGGCACACCAGTCGTCGACGAGATCAGCGGCTGCAGCGTGGCGTGAACCTTCGCCGCGGCGAAGTCGTTGAAGAAGTCCAGGTCGATCTCACCTGTGCCGAGCCCCTTCGTGAACTGGAAGAACGACGACCCCATGGGGGTTACGTCGACCTGGGCGCGGTCGTCCTTCGTCGTGATCTTCGAGCAATGATCACTCAAATCCACCGAGTTGACCAGCGCCATTCCTTGTGTGAACACAAAGATCGCCATTTACGCCTCCTTTTCTTTCTTCGGTGTTGCCTTTTTGGCTGCGACTCGTTCGATGTGGCCTCCGGCGATCAGCGCGGCCTCCTGCCCCATAAGCAATCCGGCTTCGAACTCGCCGCCCGGGTCGGTGTCGTGGACACGCGTTGTCCCGACGACCTTGTAAGTGCGAGGGACGATCGAGAGCAGCCCCGAATTGACACTGCCCTCCTCCTCGGCGGGGCTGGCGAACTCGTGCTCGAACACGTCTCCCTGCTTGTGCTCGCCGTTCACGAGGATCGGGAGCATCACTTTGTAGGTGTTCATGGCTACGGCTGCGCCAGGTTGAAGACGCCGACCGTCACGGAGGTGGTGAAGCCGTGGGTGACGGTGGCGAGGCCGGTGACGGGGTCTGCGAAGTACTGGGCGGGGAGCGGACCGATCATTCGTTCCTGCCCGTTCGTGACCGAAATGCTGAGGTCGGCGATCAGTAGTGTGGGTGACGGGTCGCCGGCGAGGACCTGCACCGCGCAGGTGTCCGGGGAGCCGCCCGCGTTCTTCACATGGAGGAACACGAACGCGCCGGGCGTGAACGTGTCGCTTGCCGCGACCGCCGTATAGGTCGGCGTGATGCCTGTCCTGATGATGGTCTGAGTGGTGAGTAGAGCCATCGACTACCTTTCCGGGCAGGCGGAAGCCGCCCTAGTGCAGGTTGGGTTGGACACGATTCAGTTAGGGGTTTAGGCGACGATCTCGATGTCCCATTCGGCGCCGACCAAGCTGACGCCGTCAGGGCGGGAGAACTCGGCGTAGCCGCGGCACTCGTGGATGAACAGATCCGAGCAGGCGCCGCCGAGGGTGCGGTCCGACTCGATCGCGGTCTTGACGCTCGAGGTGCCGGTGGACGCGAGATAGGCGTCGGCGACTTGTTGTGCGCTGACGTCGTCGATCGCGCCTGCCCACGCCTGGACGAGCAAATGCCAGGCTTCGTAGCCGTTCGTCATCGCGAGGTGGTAGTCGATGAGGATGTCGAGGGCCGGGCGCACCCAGACAACGGGCGGGGTGGGGTTGTTCATTACGTAGGCGGACACGGTAAGGGTGGGGTTCGCGACGGTGAGAGTGGTGAGGTTGGTTTTGAGCCCGGCGCGGAGGGCGGCGAGGTTCGCCACCTAGGTCATCTCGACGGGCCAGTTTTGGCAGTACGCGTTCAGGACAGCGTCGACGCTCATGATCCCGGTCGGCCGACCGGCGTTCCAGTCCGGTGTCGACTGCCTGGTGATCCCGAACTCGTTCTGCATCGACATGAACCTGTCGGCGAGCTGACTGGTCGTGAGCTCGGCCCAGACGACGACGAGGGCGGCGCGGCTGATCTGCGGCGGCGGCTGTTGCCACCCGTGCTCATACTCGACGTCGATCGAGTTGCGTTTGAACGCACCCCAGTAGCTGTAGAACGAGTCGGTGCGGTAGATGATCCCGGACGGTTGGACGATGCACGCGGCGAGCGTTGGCGCGTCGAACGCGACACCGTTGATGCTGAGCGAGAGGAGTTTGGTGACGCGGCGGGCGTTCGGGATGTAGAGGGCCTCCTGGAAGTTGCCGTCGAACTGCCAATGGTCATACCGTGGGATGAACGACACGCCGCAGTAGCGGCGGAACAGGTCGGTGACACGGGCGCGGGCGTCGGCGATCATCTGGTCCGGGTATGTGGTGACGTTGGCGAGGTCGGTGGACTTCCCGAACGCCCTGGCGTCGGCGATGGTGAACAGGAGGGCGCCGACGATATCGACGTAGAATTGGAGGGACTGCGTGACGCCGCCGAACGCCCCCGTCCATTTGACGGTTAGCGAGGCGACGTCGGACTGCGGGGGCAGGACGTAGGTGTAGAAGCCGCCGGCGCCGTGGGTGGCGCTACCGGTCGACACCGTGGTTCCGGCTGGGTTCGTGACGAGAACCGTGACCGCGGCGTCGGCCCCACCAGCCGAGAACGTCACGCTGAGGGTGGCCTGGGTGTTCTTCAAAACCTGGGTGGACGCCGCGGGGACTTCGACAAAAACCGTGCTCATCTAGCTGCTCCTTCCCCAGCCCGGGTTACCCTCGAGATCGGTGTCGCCTTCGTCGCCCTCTAGTTGCGGGACGTAGCTGCTCGGGGCGAGTTGCGTGCCTGGCGGAAGGGTGATGGACGGTGGCAGGAACACGGACGGGTTCGGCATCTATGTTTGCCGGCAGAGTCCGAGGTTTTGCAGGGCAGTGATAACGTCATCGACCGTATGCGCCGCGCCCGTGGCAAGGAGCGGCTGCACGATCGGGGTGGCGTTCCAGAACCCGATCTTTTGGCCGGCCGCCCCGCCCGACGTGCCGATCTTCGTACCGGTGCCGGTGGAGAACTGGAAGTTGAAGCCGCTGCCGACGATGATGTCGCCGGAGTGCCGGGTGTTCGTGAGGAACTGCGCCTCGTTCGAGGTGTTCCACGTCAGGAAGGCGACGTCGGTGGAGTTGTCCGCCTTACGTCCGACGAGACTAGTGTTGTTCGCAATCCTGATCGGACCGCTGGTGTAGGTGGCGCCGTTCAGGTCGATGCCGTACCCGGTGTAGGCGCCGCTAGCCACAATCCCCGAAGTGCCGCCGGTGAGGGACAGCCCGGCGGCCGACAATGTTCCGGCCGTCACCCCTGCCAGGGTGGAGAGCCCGGTCGTGTCGATCCACGAACACACAGAACCAGTGCCGACAGTCGGCGTCGGCGTCGAATCCCCACGGGACAGAAGGAACAAGTTGTTGGTGGCCGGCTGCACATAGCCGGCGTCGGTGCCGCGCGAGTTGATCGGCGCCCCAGACGTGTCCACGTTCAGGAACAGGTTGTGGCGGCAGTGGCCGCCGCCGCCGCTCGAGCCGAGCATGTCGAGCGCGATCGCGGTGCCGCTCCGGTTGCAGAGCAGCCCCAGGAAGCGGTTGCTGTCGGAGTCCCCCATTTCGACCGCGGTGCCGTTCTGCGTATACACGTACAGGTTGGTGAACACGTTGACGGACGTGTTGCCGCCGCCGGTCGCCCACGATCCCATCGTGATGCCCTTGGCCGTAGCGGTAGTGGCGCAGGCGATCGTGATCTTCTCGAAGATGCAGTTCTGGAGATCCTCGACGCCGGTCAGGTTCACGGTGTTCAGCGCTAGACCGACGCTGGTGGCGTCGTGGATGTGGATGTCGCGGAACTCGCCGCCGTAGATCGACTTCAGGCTGATGACGGTGGCGGCGAGGTTGTTGCCGTTGAACGTGATCCCCTGGATGCCGCAGCCGCGCAGAGATTCCGTGACGGCGGTGGTCGGCTCCCACTTGAGCATCGTGCCGGTGCCGGACAGGCGCTTGAACATGGTGCCGCCCGAGAACGCGAACGAGTAGGGCGACCCGAGCGAGCCCCGGCCGACGAGACGGACGAACTCCTTGTCGGTGAGGTCGATGGTGCCGTTGACGACGTACTGAGCGTCAGGGAACCGGATCTCGCCGCCGGTGGAAGGTATCGCGTTGATAGCTGCCTGGATTGTGGCCGTGTCGTCCGTCGTCCCGCCAGCCGCCCTGACGGTCGTCCACAGCCCGGCGTCGGCTAGGCCCTGTTCGATCACGCCGAGCCGTGCGGCGCTGATCGGCCCATACGGGGCGCCGATCTGCCCGTCGGCCCATTGCTGCTTGGTGTAGGTCATCCGGTCACCCCGGCGACGCCTTCGAAGTCGCTGGAGCCCGGGCCGCCGGTCGGGGTGAGGCTGCCGCCGGGTCCTTCGAAGTCGGCGCCGCCCGAGTCGCCCTCGAGGTACGGGGGCGCTAGGTTCTGGAACGCGCCGATCACCGTTGGTGGACGGAGTTTCCACATGGTGCGGCGTCCCTGCTTCGGATGTGGGGCGAGGTGCAGGCGGACGGTGCGTTGCTCCTGGGTGGCCGGGTATGCGACGAACGCCGGCGGGCGGAGCTTCGATTGGGTGAGGCGTACGGGGCCGCGGCGGGTGAGAAACACACGTGGTTTGAGCTGCTCGAGCGTCGGGGGTGGGACGACCGCGGCGAACTGTGGCGCCTGCGTGAAGAAGCTTCGGGTGCGGTACCGTGGCGGCCGTGGCTGGGCGGCGAGCGTGACCTTCGCCGGT